CCATAGCTGAGAAGAAACTCTGAATATTCTCACTCTTAGCGTCAATCTCCGTAGCAGATTGATAACCTCTAAACCGAGGAATAGCTTGTTGAATTTCTGATATTAACGACCCCTCTTGATGGCTGCGATCAAGCTGCCCCTGCACGGCCATGGCACCCTGAGAAACATCTTGAAACTCCATGGGTTTAATACCCATCAACGCTGAGTATTGTTGTTTCCTGCGGAAGATCTTACCGGGGACTAATCCGGTTTCAAAATCCTCCGGATTCTCATACACTTCAGGATTAACTTCAAATACCGGAAGTAACCTGTATAACAAAGTATCAACTGATAAATTAGCCAGCTTATTAATAGCCCGATCCACTTGCCGGACCATTTCCACCAACCCCACACCTTCAGTTCTGAATGGCAATGTCAAAGGACTAAACGCCACATAAGGGGCTTTTTTGTGCCAGAAGGGATTTTCTTGTGCTTTTAAAACCACCGTGTCATTAGCAATCAGACAATGATAGTTTTTTTGTACCTTACCATCAATAACCAACGGACCGTAAAACTCAGTTAACCTAATCCCGTTAGTATCCTCATTAGGACCCTCATCGTTATTAGGCCTTTCCTGAAACCGATCCATACTACGTTTTTGCTGAGCTTCCGCATCAGAAATAGTAGACCCTAATTGTTTAACCTTTTCAACACCCTTCTCCCCAAATAACCCCTGTTCGGCCATTTCCATTAATTCCCATCGAGAGATTTTAATATCCTCAATAGTACCAACCCATTCATTAAACCTAGACCCAGGTAACCAATAAAAATTATAAGGATCAATCGCCTTTACAAATAACTTACCCTCTTGAATTTCCTGCTGCACAACCTGATTAACAGGATTCCCTTGCTCATCCTGTCCTTGCATGACCTGAGTAGTAAGCCTCGGTTTATACCCCCACCATAATTTCCACACCCCTACACCAGTAATAAACCCAGACTTCAACCCTAAAGCAAACTCATCAATATACTTAGCGTCTTCTAGGAAGTAATTCACTAGATCAGTAAACTGCTGAGATCTAGTGGCAGTGATTAAGTCGTCCGGATTAACTGAATCAAAAGAAAAAACATTCTCTGAAGACATCAGAAAACGCTTAATAACACTAGTAGCTTGTTCTACGGAGTTAAAACTTTTCGGTACAACAATCTTAGTTTGCCAGTCTTCTTTGTCAGACCAATCTTCTATCCCTCGGTATAATCTCCAACAATCAGTCCAAATATCCTCTTTAGTACGGCGAGCTTTTTGGATTTTGGATTTATAATCCTTAACATAAGTAGCGATCTTAGTTTCGGATTCATTGTCTAACCCCGTCATACTCCCACCTAAAGCTTGAGCATAATATTGACCAGTAAGATCATTCATACCCATCTCTTCCTGGGGGGCTGTAGGAGCTTGTGGAGTTAATTCAGCGGGAACAGCGGAGAAATGTTGGAGGGGCATTAAGCTATGTTTATTGTATCACAAGAACACATAAGAATGCTGCTACTTAGTCCATCGCTTGACCAAAGCAGGCCATTGAATAGCCTTCTTTCGCATTCCCCCACGCGGGTCGGAATTAACCAAATACTTACAATCATCCATAGCGTGGTTTCTAAAATTTCCAATATTATCATTAACCGATTTCATATTCCCTCGGGAACTTGGAGCCGCATAGATAGCATCCTCGAACTCTGAAATCATCTCCGGACATCGATCTAGTATTCTAAACCCAATCTCATCATCATCCCTCCAATAATACCTCATCTTAGCCACCCAAGCTTGCTCATCCCGTAACCCAGAAGTCAAACATCCAATCCCAGCATCAACAAACATATTATATAAACTAGTAACATTTCCTTCCTTCAATTGTTGATTGGTAGCCCACATACTAGGGTCGGCGGCTATGTATTTAATCTGACTCCAATAAGGGCATTCTATCATCTTCTTAGCAAACTCTGGTATATTCCGGCACGGTTCATACAGCTCCCACAAAACATACATAACATCATCTATTAAAGTATAAACATGAAAACTACTAGGATTATGAGGCCCGTAATCAAACCCTCCCCAGCAGGATATATCCGGAGGAACCTCCGGGTAAGGTTGTTTTACAATAATCTTATCCCGGTGTTTTACAAATTCTTCAAAAACCTTTTCCCCATACAAAGCCGTATAGTCAATTAGATACTCCTTCCTAAACTGAGCATCAGACATCCCATACCGGGCTTCTTCTTCCCACTCGGGGCCTCGTTTGTCGGGATCGGCATAGTAATATAAAGAAACCACACAAAACTTATTTAATGGATTCTTTTTAATTATTAACCCCTGCTGTTCATGTAAAACCTCAGGTTTTTGTTTTTCGATTATAACAGAAGCTTTAGGTGATTCTAAAACCGGAACATCCAAAGGAATGTTCAACTGTTCAACAATCTCCTTGCTTTTTATAACCTCCGGAAGATTACTCGCCATATTCGGAATCTTGAAACCACAGAGCTTTATTCATAGGGTAATCTTTAATAACATCATCTGGCTGAACCTGATTAAGCTGTTCAACGATCAATCGGTTCCTTCCCTCCGGAGGAGTACACAGCATATTAAACGAACACTGCCCGAAATAAGGACTCTTCTCGTCTCGTGTTACTAGCGTTACAACCCAGTACGGGGTATACTGTAGGGAATAGATATATTCTATTAACTCTTTAGAATTCTCCGGTCTATCGTTCTCTACGAATAGAAGAGGATAGTCTCGTTTAATAAGAGTAGAAGCTCCTATTAAAACATCCTTCTCCATTCCCTCGACATCGACTTTAAGAAAATTAACCTCGGGGATGTTTAAGAATGACACCATTTGATCTAAGGTTACTTGTTCAACTTCTAAACCCTTGGTCCAAGCTAGGTGGCCGATGGCTCCGTAGTTTTCTGGATGGTCATAGTCAAACGTCGGAATGGTAACTACCTTAGCTTCAGCACCTACGGCGTTATATAAAACCTCCACATTATTAAGATCATTAATAGCTACATTCGCCCGGGTGAGTTGATTGAACATGTACTGGGGTTCTACTGCGTAAACTTGTTTACACAAGCGAGCTAGTTCTAGAGTGATAACCCCGGTGTTGGCTCCACAATCAATAACAGTCCAGTGAGGCCGCATGATTTTGCGAAGCATTTGACATTCATCTGGGCTATAACATCCATACTCTCGAAGAGACCCTCCTACGTAAGTATCTTGGGGTAGATAAAACATCGCCCCGTGTTGGGTGTGGGCGAATTCTACTTTCTGCCAGTAGTGGTCTTTGGGAGATTTTTTAAGTGACATTGGGTGTATCCTCTGAAATTACCGTCGATATTACCTGGTCAATACCTTGGACTTTAGGGGTGAATCCTCGTAAATATTGAGAAACAAACTCCGCGTATTTAACAGGGTGGTTTTTATCCTTAGCCGGGGCATAGCCCGGATACACACCAGGCTTGCCCGCGAAAAACTCCCTAAGGGTTAACTCCCGATCAATATTACGTCCTACTTGAATATACAAAGCTCGCCAGCCTTGGGTGGGATCGGGAAAATAAGCATACCCCGCCTTGCGAGGGATCTTCCCCCAGAAGCGGAGATTACCGGGGTTGTTTTGACGGTAGGCTATGTTTTTAACTACAGGTAAAAACTTCTTATCCATGTAGCCTTCATATATAGCAATCGCGTGTGATAGATGTTCTATAAACTGGGGGCGGGTCATTGTTTAGTATTCTCTTCCAATCCTTTCATATAACTATCATAACAACGTTTTATAATATCAGAACAATGAGTTCCCCCGTCTCGAATATAAGCCTTACGAAGCCAAGGGTATCTAGAAGACTGGCCGCGATATTCTACTCCTTGGACTCTAAGATCGGGTTTGACTCGACGGATTAAGTCCCTCATTTCCAAATCAGAATCCACTTCTATAATAACATCTATAGGCATATATTGTAACGCGGCGTAACGTTCAGGCCACGACATCACGGGTCTTCCGGGACCTTTAGACTCTCGAATCTTCCGGTCAGAATCTAACGCACATATAACCGTTCCTAAAGGATTAGCTTTACCACGAGCTTCAAATATCAATCTCATATGAGAGGTATGTAATAAATCAAAAGCACCGTTAATTAACACAACAGGCCCAGTAAACTGACCTTGTTTAATTTGCTCAGCTCTGACCCAGGAAATATCTTCCCGATCAGAACGATCACGTACAAAATAATAATTATCTATTCTTCGAGGCATGGTTAAAAATTAGCGAGATTATCCTGACATAGATGCTGAAACCACCCGGGATTAGCTGAGGATAAAGCCGTGTAGCGTCCACCGTTTTGAATAGCGGGTTTAATCGCCGCGAAGGCGTCGGCGGCTTTTTCTTGAAACGCGGCCTCATCTACCATTACACTAGAAGGGTGAAGCTGGCGAATGATATCGGGGCCTTGAGGAAATCCGAGGATTTCAGATTTAATATCATCGAGTTTAAATTCCCCTGATCTTTGAGTACCTATGGTATAAACCCCTTTGACAACATCGCGTAAAAACTTAGGTTGATGATCGTATATATGTTTAACTCGTTTGATTAATTCATTACTATCACTGGAGGTTTTAGATTGCATAATACACTGTCTACCCCGGTGAAAACAACAATCCCAGGTATGGGCTATAACCATCATCCAGGTAGCCATAACGTCGCGGGATTTTTCAATAACAAACAAAGGTTCTTTTTCCCACGTTCGTAGAATAGGTTCCATGTAGGGTTTGAGAATAAACGCCCTGACAGGATCGACTTTAGAAAACACTGACTTAATCGTAGCGGAATCAATTTTAACCATGCCGTGTTTTAGTTTTAGATGAACTTCTAGTTTGTTAAAGAAGTGAGTAGCTCCATCTCCGCATAGGTTGCAAGTAGATAACGGATGGGGATCTAGGGTGTATACATAAGGGATACCCCCATGCTTAGTGGGGTCTAACCAGTATAAAACATCCTCAGCACATTTATCATACTCACGCCGTCCTAGAGCTTTGAGGATTTTGGATTTAGTTCTGGTGTTGCTAATCTTAGCTATATCGGTTAGTAAAGTCTTGCTGATTTCAATATTACTCATCCCTATCTCGCGTATCGACAAATCCCATGTTTTCTCGCCCTACTATCATAATCGTAGTGGTCATGAAGACCTCAGCGAAGAATAGGCGGATTCTGTTGTACCAGGTTTTGTTAAGGCGAACAACAAGGTTATACTCAGCGCGATCTGGGTTAGTTAGATTTGCTAGGGACATTTGCAATACTCCTACTTTCTTCTAATCTAATAACATCAGAATCATCATGATGAGTTGA